AGGCGGACGAAGCGCTCGACCTCTTCAAGAAGGTGCCGCAGCTCCAGGCCAACATCGCCCTGATCCACGCCATCATGAAGCAGTGCCTGGAGGCGCGCGGGCTCAGAAACCTCGTGCCGCTCCTCGGCCCGCCCCCCCCGCCCCCAGAGACTCCGCTCGGCATGCCCGCGCCGCCCATGGGACCGCCCGGAGGCCCGCCTGGGCTGCCCGGAGGCCCGCCTGGTGGACCTCCTGGTGGCCCGCCTGGCCCGCCTGGCCCCGGAGGCCCCCCGCCTGGGGGACCCGACAACGGACCGCCGCCGCACCCCGGCAACGTCCCGCCTGGAGGTCCGATGAAAGGACCGCCGCCTGGACCGCCGCCGCGCCCCGCGCCGCCCCAACCGGGTAACCCCCACTGATGACCAACTATGCCGGCTTCCGGAAGTCGACCGACATCATCGATTGGATTCGATCGGCGCCTGGTCAGTATTTCCTGAAGCAAATCGACGAGCGCGTGGAGGCAGCCCACGAAAACCTACTCGCAACGTGCAGCAAGTCGACGGACCCCAAGGTCACGGCTGCCGCAACGCTGTGGAACGAACTGACCACGTTAGCCGCGTTCTTTAGGAACGCTCACAAGGACCGAGTGGATGAATGAGCTCACCGACACGAACGGCGTCGCACTGGCGCGAGTAGACAGCAGCATCTTGGATGCGCGCGAGCGCGAGCAGTCAGAACGGCGCACGGCCGTGATGCTCAAGCGCATGTCGCCACCAGGCACGCTTGGCTTGCCGAAGCTGCTCGACGAGCGGCGCATCGAGTACGGCATCACTGATGGAGCCTTCTCTCGTCAGGCGGTCTTTGACCGGGTTTTCATCTGGCAGATCCCGATGCAGAAGGGCGACAAGTTCGAAGCGGACTCGCTGATCCACATGCCTGAGTCGGTGCAACAGCGCGAGAAATCACGCGCGCCGCAAGGCATCATCGTCGCTGCTGGTTTGAAGGCGCTCGATCAGCTGCGCTCGCATGGCGTCGACCTCGGCCATAAGGTGCTCTTCTGCCACGCGGCCCCGTACCATATTCGGTATGACTCGGTGCTCGGGCTCGAACAGCACCTGATCATCCTGCTCGCGGGCGACATCATCGGTAGCGAAGACCTCGCGACGAACCTCAAGAACCGGCAGGTTCGCTACCTCGCGCGTCGTACCGAGACGAGCATCGAACACACCTTCATCGACGAAAACGGGAAACCCTGGCTGCCGGCTGACGCCTGGCGCGCGGAGCACGAATAATGCCTGGACCAGACGACACAGACCAAGAGGAAGCAGCAGTAGGCAAACACCTGGGCGGCATGCGCGAGCGCATGGCAGCCGCCAAAGAGACAGACACGGACGAGGTGTCCGTCGAGGCGCCCGAGTCGGACGAAGAGGAAGACGAAGCCTCCGAAGCTGCGCCGAACCGTCGCGAGCGCCGCGCGGGACGCATGAGCTCCCGCGAGCGCGCCGCCGCCGCCGAGGCTGAGGCCAAGGTGCTCCGAGAGCAGCTCGCCGAGCGGAACCGCCCCGTGCCCGGCGCGGCTCCCCACGTCGCCAGCACAGCCGAAGTCGACCGCCGCATCCGCTCGACCTACGCCGAGCTCCAGCGGCTCGAGGACGACTACGCCCGCGCCCAGCACAGCCGCACGCTCACGGCTGAGCGCGAGACCGAGATGCGCGAGCGAGCCATCGAGCTCGACATCCAGAAAGCGACGCTGGCCGCCGAGCGCCGCGACATCCTGAACGCCCCCCGCCGCCAGCAGGAGGAGCTATCGCGTCAGCTAGAACGCGAAAATTCCGACGTTTATGGCGATCCGCGGGCGCTTCAGTTCGCGGCTGGCCGCGTCAACCAGCTGATCGCCGAAGGCCGAAAGGACTCAAAAGAGCTCCATGACGAGGTGATGGAGGAGGCCCGCCAGCGCATCTTGGGCAAGCGCCCCAAGCCCGACGCCATCGAACGCCAGCGCGCGACGGGCTTGTCAGCGGGCCCGCGCGCGCTGTCTGCCGCCCCGAGCCGCACCATCCCAATGCCTCGGGGCAGCCACTACTACAAGATGGCAGTCAGCATGTACCCAGACCTGGACGCGGGCGCAGCCTGTCAGAAGTGGGCGCAGACGGTGGGCAAGAAACTCTTGGCGGCGAAGCGATAAAGGCTCCCGTTGACCGGGGCGTGGCGCGCTGCATACTTGACGCATCGGCGCCACGCTTAGCCAGCGGACGCTTTGACGGCTCCAGCGATTCCCGTCGCTGCTGTCTGAACTCCAGGGAGACCCCACCAGTCGGCAAGGTGGAGAACCTGGAGATTCGTGTCGTCAAATCACGTCATCAAGAGCAGGACTCCCGCTCCCTCGGCTCGCAAAGACCCGCCTCCGCGCGAGGTGGATCGCAGCCTTCAGCAGGGACAAATCCGAAACGGTGATCCGGAGAAGCATTACGTCTGGGCCTACAAAGTAGGACTCGGCGGTGTCGGCTACTACGAGAACCTCGGGTACGACATCGAAGTGAAGCGCCCGGGTGGGCCGTACTGCACCTCGCTACGCAGAAGCGTCGGCGATGGATCCCCCATCGAGTGGCAAGACAACTTGCTCATGTCGATCGACAAGACTGAGCTCGCCGCGCAAGAGGCGATTGCCCAGCTCGAAGTCGATCAGATGGAGCGCCGCATCCTTTCGCCGAGCAGCGTCGTCGATGGCTTGCGCGGCATTCAAGGCACACGCGGTCGCGCGAACAACGCGGCCATCGCGCTCGAAAACGAGACGAGCGGCAACACCATTTCGTACGGCGGCTGAGGGAACATGGACAACGTAAAACGATACGGGTTTCGCTGGGCGCGTGGCTACAACCGGAACGCGCACCCCGACGTGTTCGAGATGCCCGTCACCTCGGGCACGAACTTCACGGTCTCGGGTTTCGGCACGAACCTCAACCTGAACGTCGGCGACCCCGTGCGCCTCGACGTGAGCGGCGGCGTGGTTCTAGCGGGCGGCAACGAGAACGCGGCCACCTCGACGGCCCCTTGGGGCGTCGTGATGGGCATGGGTGGCCAGGGCTATTTCAACGGCGCACGCATGACGCGCTCGCCCGTGCTGCCGTCGGGCATCTCGTACGGCACGAGTCTCGACCGGCAGTCGAAGGTGCTCGTTACGCCATTTTCCGAAGGCATTTGGGAGATCGACGTCAACGACATCGTGACGGCAACCACGCTGCTCGCCTACCAAGCCCTCGTCGGCGAGAACTGCGACCACCAGCTGGCCGCTGCCGTCGCGAGCGCGCCGGCCTTCAGCGCGAACCCCGTACTCGCCATCGCGACGCATGCCGCGGCGACTGCGACGCTGTCCATGCGCATCTTCGGCGTTTCGCAAACGTTCGATAACCAGGACTACGCCGGCCAGTGGGTGAAGATGCTCGTCACCGTGAACAAGGGCGCGGAAGCCTTCTACACGAACGTGGGCACGTAATGAGCTGGGGGAAGAGCAAGGCTCACCACGAGCCGCCGCCCAAGGTCGCGGAGGAGCCCGAAGAGCTCTCCTCCGGCGACTGGTCAGAAACTACACCCGACACGCAGGTCTACGACCCGTCTGTCGCGGAGACGCCGGACCCGCGCGAAGAAGGCGCTGCGCCGGTAGACACGTACGTCCCCCGCCCTCGGCGCGAAGAAGCGCCACCGGAGATTTAAGCCATGCCCGCAGGCATTCCTGTCTTTACCAGTACGATTTCGGACGGCCTCAAGCTGACCTTGGATGAGATCGTCGACGACAATCTCAGCACCTACAAGTCGAAGCTGCTCATGCCCAAGTGGATGAAGCAGTCGAACATGGAGGACAATTTCGAGGACGACCTCGAGATGGCCGGCCCCGGGCTCGCTGCCGAGAAGTCGGAAGGCGCCGAAATGCAGGCGGGCGGCATCCAGCAAGGAGCCGTCACTCGCTACCTGTCGCGCACGTTCGCGCTGAAGCTGATCGTCACCGAGGAGGCTGCCGAAGACTCCAAGTACCCGGCGATCATCCAAGCGGCCTCGCGTCTCCCGCGCGCCATGTACAAGACCGTCGACATCGACGCGACGAGCATCTTGCAGCGCGCCGTGAACCCGCTCTACACGGGCGGCGACGGCGTGTCGCTCGCGAGCGCGGTGCATCCCTTGCCGGGTGGCGGCGTGTTCTCGAACCTCATGACCGTACCGGCGAGCCCGTCGCGCATCGCTGTCGCCACGGCGACCACGCAAATGCGCAAATTCCCCGGTCACGACGCCACCATCGAAGGTGTCGAGCCGGTCGCCAACCTTTGCCCGGAAGAGCAATGGTACATCTGGGACGGCCTCAACATGTCGGAGAAGGACCCGACGACGGGCGCCTTCAACGAGATCAACGTCGTCCACAACTTGGGTCTGAAGACGATCCCCATCAAGTACTGGACGAACACCACGACCAACTGGGGCCTGCTGTCCAACGCGGACAACGGCTTCAAATGGAAGTGGCGCAAGAAGCCGAACACGCGCAGCTGGGTCGACAACGACCAACTCTTGCTGAAGTACGGCATCTACGCGCGCTGGTCGCGCGGGTGGTCTGACCCGCGCTGCATCCTGTTCGTCAACGCCTGATCCGCTGAACGGGGCTCCGGCTGGAGCTGGTGCCCGGAAGGAGCCCCGTATGAGAACCATTGGTAAGCGCTGGCCGGTTGGAATTGGACCCGACCGGCAGGCTTTGTGCTCGTACTGCGGAGTGCCCTGGCGCCGCTCGCAGCTCACGCGCGATGCATCCGGAAACCTCGCCTGCCCAAGCGATGCGCCGGGGCTCGATGTAGTCAGTTTGTCCGAGGGCAACGCGCGGCTCATGCGCTCGCAGGCGCCGCGCGAAATCGGCCCCGTCGATGGCGGCGTCGACACCTTCGTGTGCCCGCCGTTTCCGGGCTTCATCGACCCGAACGGCATTCGGCCCCCGAAGGAGTGATGGATGCCGAACGCACAAATCGAAGCGCCGACGAGTCTCTACGTTCCGTCCATCGACGACGTGGTGGCCATGGCGTACCGCCGCGCTGGGCTCCTGAACGTCCAGCAGTCGCCTGACATCGCGCAGGGGGGCGTCGCTCGCCAAATCCTCAGCACCATCGTCACGGCTCTTCAGGGCGAAGGCATCGCCATGCGCGCGGTGCAGCCTGGGTACGTGCTGCTCGTCGCCGGCCAGAACCTCTACCCGCTGCCCGAGACCGTGATCGATTGCGTGGGCAACGGCGCCTACATCGACCCCACCGAAAGCCAGGTTCCGTTCCAGGCATCGTCAGAGACGCCGGTCATCAAGAAGGACCGAGACACGTACCAAAACCTCTCCAGCAAGAGCTCGGCGTCGCGTCCGACCATCTACTACTTCGCGCGCGAGGCGCCGCTCGGCACGCTCTATTTGTGGCCGACTCCATCGCAAACCGAGGACGGCGGACGCATCCGGTTCAACTTTCACAACCTCCGCCCCGACGTGGTGAACGGCGGCATGACGCTGCCGTTCGAGCGCTACTGGGATGAGTACTTTGTCTACGCCCTGGCTGGTCGCCTCGCCCTCGATAACTCCATGGCGCTCGACCGCGTGGGCTACCTCGACGGTTTGGCAGCCGCCAAGAAGGACATCTGCAAGGGCTACTCCAAGCCGAGCGTGAACGTGCAGGTGGCCATCAGTCACCGCACCGGCTGGCGAAAGAGCTATCGATGAGCATTCAGACCTACCCGAACGGCATCGGCGGTTTGTCCACGAGCGGCGATCCGCTCGGCCTCGCGCGCCCGCTCTACACCTCTGGCAACGTCTGGTACGTGAGCTCGCTCATCGGCACCAACGCAGCCAGCCCGGCGGGACAGAATCGCGAGAAGCCGCTCGCTACGGTCACGCAGGCGTACAGCAATGCGGCGGCGGGCGACATTATCGTCTTCCTGCCAGGACATGTGCAGTTGTCCCCAAACCTGAACATCAACAAGGCGGACCTCACGTTCGTTGGGGAAGGCACGGACGCATCCGGTAAGCCCGCTGTGCAATTCTCTTCGCCCGCCGCCCAATCGCTCTTCAGTATTCAGGCGGGCGCCGTCGGCTGTGAGTTCCGAAATATCTACTTTCCGCAACGTGCGGTGCTGGCCACCAGTACGAGGATCATCGTCAGTGCTGATGATGTGATGTTTTCCGGCTGCTACTTCGAATGCGGCGCGAACGACAACGAGCGGGCTATCGTCATTTCGGCCAACAGGGCGCGATTTCGACGCACCACTTTCGTCTCCACGGGGACGCTGACCAGCGCACAGCCGAAGTCGGTGATCGAGGTGAGTCCCGGCGCGGCGCTGGTCGGCTTGGAGATCACCGACTGCGTGGTGGACGCAGGAAGTGTAGGCTTCTCCGGGGGCATCTCCTCTCTCTCGGCCATCGACCTCAGCGGAGCCGCATCAGTTTCGCGCTTGCGTGTGGAAGGGCTCAGCCTGCTACACGGAGCGGACGCTAATTTCGGCGTGGCCACCGGCCGCGCCAATGTGCAGCTGGCAACTGGCGGCTCACGGGTGGTCTGGGCATGAGCATCCAATATTACCCGAACGGCGTCGGAGGCGACCCGCCTGGGGACTTCCTCGACACCTGCTTGCCGCTCTACACGAGCGGCAACGTTTGGTACGTGAGCTCACTCACTGGCACCGATGCCATTAGCCCGGCCGGGCTGAACCGAGAAAAGCCGCTCGCCACGCTCTCGCAGGCGCTCAGCAATGCCTTGGCCGGCGACATCGTGGTGTTCCTTCCGGGGCACACGCAGACGATCACGGGCGTGCACAACATTTCAAAGCGCCTCACGCTCCTCGGCGAAGGGGTCGCGAACGGCAAGCCGTCGGTGTCGTTTAAACCCAACTTTAACGGAACGATGTTCAACCCCACCGCGGATGGCGTCGAGTTCCGAAACCTCTACTTTCCCGAAAGTGTCCAGGCGAACGCATCCTCGAAAATCGGCCCCAATAACAACGTCGCCGAAATGCTGGTGCGTGGCTGCTACTTCGAGCAAGGCCCGAACGACCTCGGTCCCGGGCTGAGCATTACCGGCGCTCGCTGCCGCGTGGAGAGCTCGACGTTTATCTCTACCGCGACCCTCACCACCGCGCAGCCGTACGTCGCCATTCAAGGCGGCGGGACGGTCGCAAGCTTCACCATGATCGACACCGTGGTGTCGGCAGGGACGGTCGGGTTCTCTCTCTACTCGGCGATCGACTTCACGCTCGCGACGGTCACCAATCTCAACATCGAAAGTCTGAGCTTGCTGCTGGGCGCCGACATGGCGCTGCCTGTCGGGGCTACCGGGCGCGTGAACATCCAAACGGCGACCGGCGGAAGCCGGGTTCAGTGGAGCTGAAATGCACTTAATCAACCCATTGGTGGCCGGCATCCGAGGCGCAGAGATCGGCTCGGTCGAGCTCCTCGAACGCGGCACGGCCACGCACGCCGTCTACTACAAAGACTTCCCGGCCTCGCAGCAGTACAGCGCGCAGCCCATCCCCCTCGACTCGTTCGGTAGCGTCACGCTCTACGTCGAAGAGCTGGTCGACGTGCTCGTGCATGACGCGAACGGAGTGCTCGTGCGCCAGTTCGTGGCTGGCGACTACGCGGCAGCCGTCGAAGTGATCAGCCAGTCGTTCACCGGTACGAACTACCGCGACGGCACCATCGGGCCGTTCAAGCCGACGAATCTCGCCAGCGTGCTCGACCTGTGGAAGACGAACGCGGGCGCCATCGACTGGAAGGTGCTCGTCGGCGGATTGCCCGTCACCATCGGTGATGCGCTGAGCAGCTTCGCCGCGATTTACTTCAACGTGAAGAGCTACGGTGCGCTCGGCAATGGCATCGCTGACGATGGAGCGGCTATCACCGCCGCCATTACGGCGGCGGCGGTCGCGGGCGGAACGGTGTTCTTCCCTCCTGGCGTGTACCGGCACACGGGCACGATTGTGGTCCCGGTCAATGTTTGTTTGCTGGGTAGCGGAGCGCCCGCGAGCAAGATCGCCATCGACAACGCTTCGGTTTTCAACATGAGCTTCACGGGCTCCGAGAGTGGAGGCATGCGCACCGTTCGCAGTCTTTGGCTCGGCAGCGTCAATTCCTTGGCGAATCAGGCCATGGCGCTCGTGAGCGGCACCGGGGCACGTGTCGTCTTCGAGGATTGCTTGTTCGGCAATGACACGAACACGATCGGCACTCTGGTCATCTGCGGCAACACGACGCTCGATTCGCTCGTAGTGTTCAACCGCTGCTCGTTCTTCCAGGTCGCAGCCCAGACGCTCGCGCAGACGTTTGATGGTCGCGTGACGTTTCGCGACTGCGACTTCAAGGGTGTGTTCACCGGTTCGCACAGCGGGCCGTGGATCGCTGCCGGAAGCGGCACACTGATCGAAGGGTGTCGGTTCGATGCTTCCGCGCTGACTGCGGGAAGTTTCGCATACATCGGATACGGCACCCCAACGGTGTTTGCTGGGGCAAAATTCGTAAACAACACCTTCAAGAAGGGGCCCGCGGTGCTGGCCGCGTTCAGGGTTACCGGGCCGTCTGTGGGTGCGGCGATCTTCGAGTCGGGGAACTCTTTCGGCGACATCGCCACGGGCGCGCTCCCTGGCTATCGCGAAGACGCGGGAGATGGCACCATCATTCACGGAACTGATGTGGGCCCCAGGCTTCACGGCTCCCGCGAGAACCGCTGCTTCGGCACGCCCGACCCGAACGGCCCGTTCCTCGCAGATGCGAAGAACTACGGGGTCATCATGATCGACAGGTCAATCGCCGGAGCGCAGGTGATCTCGGCGACCTTGGGGCAGCTCGGCGACCGCCTCCAGATCCTCATCACCAACCACACGGGCGGCAGCTTGAACATCACGTTCGGCGCTCAATTCACCATGTCGACGACAGCGCTCGTCTTGCTGCCGATCAATGGCAAGGGCCTGTACCAGTTCATGTTTTTGCCTGCCAACACGGGCAGCACGATCGGCACCTGGGTGATGCTGGGCGTGAGCGTGGACAACTGATGGCGCAAGCGGAGATCAATTTCTCCAATCGCCAAGCCACCGGCCAGCAAGAGCTCGCGGGTGCGCCCGCCGTTGCAGTGAACGTCATCGTGGACGACACGGGCGCTATCCGCCGTCGTCCGGGCTTGGAGGCCGTGCCGGGGTTCTACAACGGCGTCATCGATCCGACGGGACTCAGCGGCATTTACGCGACCGTGGACGGCAAGCTGTACGTCGTCGGCAACACCCCGAGCTACCGCAACATCTACCGCGTGACGAGCATCCCGACGCTACTCGGTGCGCCGCTGAGCGACTCCACGCTCTCCGGCAGACTGCGCCCGGTGTTCGCCGAAACGCAGCTCATCCTAGCGATCGCGGGCGGCGACAAGATGCAGAAGATCGTGCTCGCTGACGACACATCGAGCCGCATCTTGGACGAGCCGCCCTACGCTTCGCACGTGGCTGCGAACAGCTCGCGCCTGCTCGGCAACATCGCGAACGTCAACTACAACAACACGTTCGACAAATCGGTCGTGCGCTTCAGCGGCATCGCGAACGGTAACTCGTCCTTTGCGGGACTAGAGGTGTGGACGGAAGGCGTGGTCATTGGCGGCGCCGGGCACTTCAGTGCGGAGGCCAATCCAGACCCGGTGCTCGCCATCTACGAGAACACGAACGAGGTGTTCTGCTTTGGCACGAAGAGCGTGCAGCTGTTCGTGCCAGACCCCTTCGTGAGCAACACCGGCATCCCTGCCGGCTGGTCACCGAGCGTGACGAAGGAGCTCGGCTGCACGGCGCCCTACAGCATCGTGAAGGTGAATCAGATGTTTTTCTGGCTCGACGACCTGCGCCGTTTCGTGATGAGCGACGGACGCTCCGAGCAGGTCATCGGCGATCCGATCCAGAAGACCATCGACGATATGCCCATCGTCGGCGACTGCTACGGCTACCGCGTCGTGACAGGCATGCTGGACAATATGACCTGGCGGTTCGAGCAGGACGGCCGCACCTTCTCGTTCCAGAAGGGTAGCGGCTGGGCCGAGTGGCTCAGTTGGAAGAACGGCAACTGGGCGCCGTTCCCGGTGACGTGCTCGAAGATTTCGCCCATCAACGGCGCGAACCTCGTGGGCGACAGCTTCGGGCGTCTCGGGCGCCTGTCGCTCGACGCCACGACGGACTACGGCGATCCCATCAACGCGCGCGTGGAAACCGGCTATTTGGACCGGGGAACGGACGCCCTGAAGCATTGCAAAGTGGTGCGCGTGGCGATGCGTCGCGGGCAGACCACGAGCTCCGTGGGCCCCGTCGCCCTCATCAGCTGGCGTGACCAGCCGGGCCCCTACGGCCCCCCGCTGGCGGTCAACCTGGGCGCACAGGGCGACACGCATCCCGTGGTAGAATTACGCTCACTGGGGGCCTATCGGCGACGGCAGTGGCGTTTCGAGTTTTCAGGCACCGAGCCGTTGGAGCTCGTGAAGGTGACCGAAGAGTTTGACATCTTGAACAGCTGAGGAACGAATGGACAAAAGGGCTAGCAGCACACTATCTGGCGCGGCATCAGGAGCAGCTGCTGGAACCGCCATCATGCCCGGCTGGGGCACGGCCATCGGCGGCGCCCTCGGTGGGCTCGTTGGCTACTTCGGCAGCGACAATGGCGCGGAGGTGGACGACGCTCGACAGAAGAAGGAAGAGCTCTCCAAGAAGATCGCCGACCAGTACCTCAGCTACCGCGACACCGTGAACGAGGCGTACATGAAGCAGGCGGCCGGCGCCAACAGCTTCTACGACGTGAACAGCAACATGCTGAACTCGATGAACGGCGGCCAGGGAGCGCCCGACATCGCGGGCGGCGTGTACACGTCTCCAATCAAAGCCGAAGGAATGAAGGACGTGAGCATCCCGAGCTCGTCGCCCACCTTCGCTCCAGGCACGCCCATGCCTAGCCAGAACGCGCCCAAAACCATGAGCTACATGCCGCAGAGGACCAAGTGAGCCTGCCTGACCCGAGCATTGAGGGGCAGCCCGCTAGTCCGCAGGCTCAGGGTCCGATGGACTTCGGCCCGTCGCAGCCGAGCAAGTTGGCGGTTCCCGGCGGCTACATCAACCCCTACCCGGCTGGCAGCGCCAAGGGCCAGCAGTGGGCGAAGGAGCATCCGGACAACGGGCAGACTCAGTATGACTCCGAGGGCTATCCACTGCCGACGCAGCAGCAGATTGCTGCGTACGAGAAAATGGTTGGCACCTCTGCCTCCGGCATCGCGCCAGGGACAGGCGCCTACATGCCCAACTGGGCGCCGCCGCAGCCGGACAGCGAGAACCCCTACGCGCCAGGCGATCCTCAACGCGAGCTGTGGACTAAGCGCAACAACAACGCCAAGCAGAATGAGGCGGCCAAGAAGGCTTGGCAGCAGCAGCACGCCGCGCAGAAGCAGGCTGCGCCGGCAGCTGCGCCGGCAGCGCCCGCCGCTACGCCATTCGCGTCGAGCGGCATCGACCTCACCAAAGATGGCAAGGGTGAGAGCTTCACCGACTCCATCATCCAGCACTTCTCGGAGTCGGGCATCCCCGGCGTCAGCAACGAAGCGAAGACCACGCTCGACAAGTTCCGCGAGTCGCAGCCGCAGGACATGTCTCCGTACTACGACTACGCGAGCAAGCTCACGTCGGCCAAGATCGACAACGCCATGTCATCGCGCGGCTCGTACGGTTCGAGCAATGCGACCGGTCAAATCGGCGCGGCCGAGATGGCGCTGCGCGCTCAGCAAGCCAAGGACACGGCGCAGTACGGGCTCGACCGCTACGCCGCCGAAGGCAACCTCGCGGGCAGCGCTGACGCCACCGATGCGCGGGCGAACGCGCTGAACTTCGAGTGGACGAAGGGCCTGTCCGACATGGCTTTCAGGTCGCAGGATGCAGGGCAAAACCGCAACCAACTGAATTTCGACAACAACTTCAAGGTCGCGGACGCCAAGGCTACCAATTGGAATAACAGCACCGACAAGGCCATCACGGGCGTGGGCGAAGCGACCGACGCGGCCAACAACGTGGCGATGGGTAGCGCCGCCGATCAGGTGAGTGGCGCCAACGCCGATGCCAACGACGCGGCGTCACACACCTCGTCGATCATGAACGCCGCCAACCAGGCCGGCACCAACTATTACAACTACAAATCGAACGAAGACGCCAACAACCGCGCAAAGGCGAACTGATGACCATCAAAGGAGTCAGCCCGAACTACTTCGCAAGCATGCCGACCGTTGCGCTCGATCCGAACGCGCACAAGCCGGACCCGCAGTACGCGCAGATGCTCAACCAAGCGATGCAGAATCGCGCCACGCAGGCAGCGCGTCGCCGCGAGAACGACGAGGAGAACGTCTTCAAGGCGCGCGAGCAGTCGCAGCAAGCCCGGCGCGACCGGCGCTCGAACGAGATCAGCAAGCGCAACGCGGCCGTGAACGAAGCCGGCGAAGCGCGCGCGAAGAGCGGCCAGGACTTCGAGCAGAAGCGGCTCGCCCTGGCTGATACGCGCGACCTGATCCATGCGCTCCAGAACGCCAAGCAAGCCAAGGACCAAGCGGCCGTCGAGTTTTTCACCGACGAGCTCAACCGCCGAGGCTACGGAGACAAGCCGGTGCAGCCGCAGGAGTCGGACGAAGACTTCGCCAAGCGCATGCCAGGGAACCAGCCGCCTGGCCCCCCGCAGTCAGCGCCAGTAGACCGTTCGCCAATGCCGCCGCGCTCGCCGCCGCCCACTGCGAGGTTTCCGGACGCTGGAGAAGCCGCAGCCGCGCCGCCCATGAAGGCCGCGCCAGCCGGCGTGGCACCACGCTCGACCGCGAGCTTCCCGGACGCTGGAGCAGCTGGAGCCGCGCCGCCCATGAGAGCGGCTCCGCCTGGGGCATCCCCGCCTCCGCCACCAGCAGCGCCACGCCCAGGCCCGCCCAGCGATGGTGTCCCCCTCCTCAATAAGACCCAGGACATGTCGTGGATCGAGGGCAAGCAGCCGCCCCCCTCAATGCCGCCACGCCCCATGGCCAGCGACAACGCGCAGTTCTACGACGACATGAACTGGCACCCGCCGACGGAGAAGGAGCTCCTGGACCGCGCCATCGCTGACGTGGTGGCGCGCGAGGCCGCCGGCCTCCCACCTACGGCCAGGCCGCTCCTCCCCGGCAAGACCCTGCATAGGCGCGCGGCGGAAGCCGACCAAATGGTCGCCCCCGGTGACTCGCTGCTCAAGGCACCATGACCGACGCAGGACCCCGAGGGCTCATCCCTGGTGGCGCGCTCGCGCCTGGCTTGCGAGCCGTGGCGCCCGGCTCCGTCGCGGCGTTCGGCCCGGTCGCGACCGCTTCGACGCCCGAGACGACTCAGCTCGCGCCCGAAGAGCAAGCCGCGTTCGAGCAGTGGCTCCGCGCAAACAACATCCACGACCTCGACGACCCGCGCTCGCACTACGACTACCGAGGCGCGTTCAAGGCTGGTGTCGGTCGCGAGCCCGGTGCTGAGGGGCACTTCCCGGACACCTTCAAGCAGCACGGGCACGAGACGTTCAGCAACGAGAGCCAATACTCGAAGGGTGACGGCGGCTCTTGGAACGGCGACACGTTCATCCCAAAGTCAGCAGGCATGCGCCCATCAGCGGCAGAGCCAGGCGCCAAGGGCCCGCTCGGCCCGCTCGGAGCTGCTCCGCCTAAAGTGAACGCGCCTTACGGCATGCGACCCGGCGTGCGCCATTTGCTGCCTGGCCTCCCGCCGCCGCGCGTCGACAGGACGGGCGACTTCGATCTCGTCGCGCCGAGTGGCGCCGTGATCCCGATCCGCGACCTGAACCCACGCGACAACGACATCGTGGACAAGCTCGGGCAGGCGTTCGTCAACGGGTCGGGTGACGATCGAGAGCGGAGGGTCGCAAATCAAGCGTTGCAGGCGGGGCGCGCGTTGGTCGGCCAGATGCCGATCCAAGAGATCCAAAAAATCATGACCGACATGTGGGACCACGGCGTCGGCAATGTGCTGAAGCGCGACCTCGGGAGGGACCGAATCGCAGCGGCGGCGGCCAATCGTGGCTTGCGCAACCCTAACCTGCCGGGCAAGGCAGACGAGGCGTCCGCCACAAACGCATTCAAGATGGCAGAGGCTGTCGCCGGTCGCGAGAGCAGGGTCACCAAGTTGGCCGCAGCGAACGAGATGCTCAGTCAGTTCGATCGGGTCGATGCCCTGATTTCGTCCGATAAGCCAATGGCTGAGCGCATCGCTCCCATGGTCATCTTGCTCGGTCTGACCGGCAAGGCGTCCGTAGAGTCTGAGCGCGCGGGCGTTACCAAAGGCGCTGGCGAGTGGGATTACTGGGCCAACAAGTTCAAGCAGCTGGACCCAAATGATCCGGGCATGACACGTGCCTACGTGGAGGAAGTGAAGAGGTACCTGCAAACCGAAAGGAATGCAGTGATCGAGCGCAGGAAGGCCATCGCCACCGCTGCCGCAAACGACGTGCTGGAGGCAGTCGAGCCTGTCTACGGCCCGGAGGTAGCCAAGCAACAGGCTAGGCGCATCTACTCGGCCACGATGGGCGAGTTCAAGAACGCCAGGTTCAACCCGGACACGGACCCAGGCAACGATCCAACGGAGCCGCTCCCTCGTCCGGGCATGGCGCCGAAGGCTGCCGCGCCGAGGGCTGCCGCGCCAAGGGCTGCCGCTGCTGCACCGAGGGCTACTGCACCGACTCCAAAAGCAGCGGCTCCAGCGCCCGCAGCGGGCGGCGTACGAAGCATCCTCGATAAACTCCGGGCGAAGAAATAATGCTGACCGAGGAAGAGTACGGGCTGGCAAAAGAAGGCATCAACGACAAGTCCTTGTCGGCTGATGAAAAGGCGGAGCTCCAGGCGGCTGTCACCGAGTACGAGGCATCGAAGCAAGAGCCTGTAGCAGCGGCGTCGGCTGCTCCTGAGCAGGGCGATGCTCCGCCCGAGCCGCCAGCGGCTCCCGATGCCTCTGCCCAGGTGGCTGAGATTCTAGGCAAAGACTACGGGCCGCCTGCTCCAGAGGCTCCGGAGCCTAACTACATCGAGCCGGGCCCCGCGCCATACGGACCGCCAGAGAGCCCGGATGTCGACTCATCGCTACCGAACGCTTCGAAGCTAGTGAGGCTCAAGTTCCCGACCGATCACGCATCGAAGTCACGTAGCGCGCTTGGTGTCATCGCGCAGAACATGGCCGTGGACCAAATCACCGGACCATCGAGCACGATGTATTTCGAGCCGAGTCGGGAGAAGTTTCAGACCGACATGGGTCCCTACTTGGAAGCCAAAGGCATTGCTCCGGGCAGCCGTGAGTTCGAGAACGCCTACCAGATCTACCAAGACACCAAGTGGAAGGAGGCGTACCAAAACGCGGTCATCAACGACCTGCCGATCACTCGTGCCGAATTTGCGCACGGGGACACCAACTGGCACGAGGTTGAAAATTACCTCGGCAAAGCGGCTGACATGGGCGCGGCCTTCGCCGAAGGCGCGGCTAGGGGTTACGCTGGCCCCGCTAGAGGTCTCGTGCTCGCAGGACGCGACCTGCTAACGGGCAGAGACGATGTAGGAGCGATGCGCGAGCGCGCCGAACGCCATCCGTACATTGGGACGGCAGGCGCCATGGCTGGATCGCTGGTGCCAGGGTCTCTATTCGGCAAGGTAGCAGGCAAGGTGAACGCGCTGGCAAAGCCAGTCGGCATGGCTGGCAAGCTGGGCATGGCGGCGCTTGGTGGTGCCGCTACTGCCGATGCAGACTTGCTCACCAACGTAGCTGGCAGCTCCATCGAAGACCTCATCGCTGGCAAGCCTGTCAACATGGAGGACGTCGTGTCCGAGCTGCCACAGAAGGCACTGCTCACGACGGCCGTCGGGGCCGGCAGTGGCTTAGTGGGTGAGCTCGTAGCCGGAGGCGCCGGAGCCTTGCGGAAGTATTTGCGCTCGGCAGCCAAGCCCAGTTTGCCAAACGCGGAAGCGACTGGCTCTACTACGAGCCTGGTCTCCGGGGTGAAGCCTTCTGAACAGGTGAGGGACATCCTAGAAAAAGCTCGTGGTCCGGTGCCAGGTGAAGCGCGCGGCCCAATCATGGAAACCGCGGTGGAGCACGCCGCCGCTCCGGTACTCGAACCCATCATCAACCAGCAGAACCGCGCGCTTAGCCTGGCCAAGATTCAGGCCGCGGGCGAGAAGCAGCGGTACGTTGATTTCGACCCGGTGCTCAAGAATCAGACGATCGAGCCGACGAACGTCATGGACGCGCTCTTCGATGAGATGGTCAGGCGCAGCAAGCCGACGGCATCGGCATTTCCCAGCCCGGGTGATGAAGTCGGAGCGTGGGACACGAACAAAAAACTGTTCGATACCTACGCGAAGCTCTCTCAGCCGGCAGTGCACCTAGCAACCGAGGTGCCACCGGGGGCTTTGCGCGGCGGCTCCAAGATTATCAGCGTTGCTCAAGCGCGCGAACTCGGCTTCGATATTCAGCCGCCGAATGTGAGGCAGGCGGCGAGGCCATCGCGCCCGCCGCCGCCAGACATTGCATTTGGCACGCATAGCAACCCTCCGGATTCGGAGACGACGCTCAAGATCCCGGCCTACCACCCAGAAAATGCGTTCGTGGTGGAGCTCAAGCCCATCAAGATGAGCCCGCTCAAGTTCGAGAGCGTAGTCGAGAGCATCGACGATGCCGGCAACGCCTCAAGCGTGAAGGGCGCCAGAGAAAAGATCTGGGACGACCTGATCGCCGTCGCGCGTAAGGACCGCGACAAGTTCAAGAACGGGGAATGGAGCCGGATGCACAACCGGCACGACGAGCTGTTTAAAGAGATCAAGCAGCGCGGCAAGTACGCGGGCATCGTAGAGGAAGCGCCGTACGACAAAATGTCGCCCGGCAATCGGCAGGTCGCCGAGCAAACCATCAAGAGCTACGGCAACGCGCCCGGACAAACAAACAAGGCACTGGCTCAGCTAGCCGACGTCGCGGGGCGTGTTTCGGCTTATCAAGCCGAAGCTGGCGTTGGCCCCGGGCAAAATGTTCGACACGACCTCGAAGGCATCCGCGCCGTACGTGGCTATCTCGACCTCAAGGACAAGACCTCGCTCGCCTCGGGCCTAACCTCTGGCGGTGGTCCGCTCGGGCTAGGTGGGCTGCTCCCAGCGGGGAAGATTCGACTCGATGCCATTGCGCGAGCTCTCGCTCGCGACACGCAAGGCAACCCGCTCTACGTGCCGCCCTACAACCCAGAAGCAGCCATGGGAAGCCTGCCACCCGGGCGCTCGCTGCTTCCTTCCGCTGGCCTGTTCGGGGTCGGCGGTGGAGCGCTGGGCGTGCGCGCGGGAGTAGGATTGGAGTCGGCCACAAACGACGAAAGAGCGCGCTCTACCGGCAGCCTGGACGCCGAGCAGATGCGCATCATCGACGAAGCACTAAGGCAGCATAAGAGATAGGATTGAACCCATGAGCGCAGAGACCACGCACATCCGTTACACGGGCGCCACGCCTGGGGCAGACGCACTCGTCTACTCGTTCCTCGACACCGTGGTGGCGTTTCCGGGCGCCCGCTACATCGGCTTGCACCGACTGAAGCGCTTGGTCGTCGACCTGTCGAACAGCGCGGCCGGCACCTTCAATTTGTACAAGAGCTCGACGCGCGTCACGAACCAAACGCTCGCCACCACGCGCGACACGACCAAGGTAGTCTGGACGCAAATCGCCACCTTCCCCGCGGCAGCCGTCACCACGACCTCGAACATCCTCGACTTGCTCGTCGAAGAGTACGACGACGTGAAGCTCGAATTCGTGAACGGTGGCGCGGCACAGGCGACGTGGCTGCCCAACATCGCGCTCACGGGCGAGCGCGTGAAGTCGAACTAAATGCCGAGCTGGCCCACCGCGACTAATTGGCCGACTGGCGTCAATTGGCCCACAGGGGTCAATTGGCCGACTGGCGTCAATTGGCCGGACAGTGGCGGGCCTCCGCCGTTCAGCGGCAACTACATCGATCTGTTTCCTGGCGCCTATCAGCTGGTCCAGGCCGACAAGGGGCTCACCTACGGCAACATTGCCAAGCCGAACGCCGGCAATGGCTCACTCACGATCGTCCAAGTGTCCGGCACGATCGCGGGCGTGCCCGTGCCCGTGTGGGTCAAGGCTACGAACAGCCTCGGGGTCGGCACGGGGGGCACGTTCGACGTCTACTATGACGGGCTAGGAGTAACGCCGGGTATGTCGGGCCTAGTGCCCGTGGGCGGAGCAACGATCGCGCTGACAGGCGCAGGCACCGGCCTGGGGCTGACGTGGACCGCTAACACTTCCGTCAACGGCAATATTTGGAAGGCTACCTGCGCGGGGCTCCTCGACCAGAGCGGCAACGGCAAGCATTACACGCAGGCCACGGCGAGCCTACAGCCGATCATCACGGCTGGCCTCAACGGCAAGGTGGGCCTCCTGTTCGATGCTGCCGACGACTATTTGCTGAGCACGATCACGCTCCCCTACCCGTGCCTCTTGCTAGTCGTGGGGCGCGCGGTATCGGCTCCGACCGCGGCCAATTCATTCGTGGGCGGCGACACCCCGTTCCAGGCTTGTATTATCTCGCTCGCGGCCGGCGATTTCACCCAATATTCGGGCGTTGGGACTCTGAGCGTCACACCAGTGCCGCTCACTAATCAGCGCTTCGCAGCGCTGTTCACGAACTCGACGGCCGACACGTTCAAAATGGGCAGCGCGGCGCCCGTGACGGGCTCGAACACGGGCGGACTCATCAGCACTCAGCGCGTGATCGGTGGCATCTTCACTGCCGCGCGTAACGGCAACTGCGAGATTTTCATGGTGGGCTACGTCGTACCGACCAGCTATGCCGCCTTCGACGCTGCCATCAATTCGGCAGCCGGCTACGGGCCGGGCGCGATCGCGGTATGACGGCCTCCGACTACGCGCTCGGCCTGGTCTGCCTGCTGCTACTTTGGCTCTGCTGCCGCCTGTTCATCGGCTGCACCGTCGCCGCGGTCTCCGTCGATTGCCCGGGGCCCGTGGCCGCTATCGGCGAAGCGGGCGCGGGCCCGTAACGCCCACAGCGCCCACCAGGGCTGTCAACCAACAGCAAGCAGAGAACCATTCTCCGTTGCTGCCCCCGCGACCGTTCAGCAAGCGGGGCTGGTGGGCGTGCGGGAAGTCTTAGTCGACGAGGCCATCATCGTCGATAAACGAGGCGGCGACATCGGGCGCGGGCAGCTCCTTTTCGAGTTTGACCAGCTGGCGATTGCAGCGCAGCCAGGTCTTGCTGAGCTCGGCATACATGCTCGGGCTGAGCAGCCCGCCCTCGCGGGCAATCTGCATGTCGCGCGTGAGCCGCGAGGGTCGGGCGTTGCTGCCGATCCGATCGCGCAGGATGAGCACGCCCTGGTAGCTGCGGCAGCGAGGTAGCTCTTGTTCGACCTCGGCTAGCGCCCTGCGGAACGCCTGGAACAGCTCAGAGGCAGCCTCGGGGTCTACGAGCGGCGGCTCGTCGTTGTCGTTCCCGTGAACCGTGATCGGCTGACGGATCGGCTGCTCCTCCACGACCTGGACGCGCGGCGCCTCTGCGACCGCTTCGAGCGCGATCGGGTGCGTGGCTTGCTCCATCTCCGTGTCCGTGTAGAGCCCGCCGCAATCTTCCGGGAAGGCTTTCCGGAGCGCGTGTGCTTCGGCGCATTTCGCGAGCTGGTTCATGGGCATGTCAGCCCAAAAGCTCGTTGGGTGCCCCTCCTTCGTGGTCTGCACGTACTCGCGCCAAAAGACCAAGCCGACCGCGGGACGGTCCCAGTCCTTGCGATAGACGCGGACCTTCGCCCATTCGGGGAAACCCTTGGCATTGCACGGCCCGTACTCCGGCTCGTCTTGCCCATTGTAGAGGCCCGTGCGCTGCGCGACGGCGCGCATGCCGTCGATCGAAATCTGAGCCGACCAGACGTTCCGCCCCTTGCTCTTGTCCCAGCGCTTGACGAAATGGATCTGACGGAGCAGCGGGTTCAAGCGGCGGACGCGCGCAATCTCGAGGAGCACCCCGAACTCCTCGGAGCTGCATCCGCTCGCGCAGGTGTCGCGAATCATGCGCTCCTGCTCGGGCGAGAACCGGAGGCCCGTGTCGTTGGCAGCGGCGAGCTCAGCGCGCTGCGGCACGACCGCAAGGGCGCGGCCCGGCGCCCGCTCTTGCAAGCTGGCGGCTAACTGTCGTTCCAACATGGTGTCGTTCGATTGGCTCATGGTTTTCTTTCAGCGCAGCGCGACGCCAGGAAGGTCCCCTGGCAGGGAGTCGGTGTTCCCATCGCCGACCGCGATCAGCCACGAGTGGCCGCACGTGCAGCAGATGGCGTGGCGGGTTTCGGCGACGAGCGCGAACTCGTAGGAGCCGTGACGGCAGAAGGCTTTCGCGAGGCCCGGCCGATCGACGAGCACGGCCAAATCAGGATCGCCCTCGGCGAGCCCGTCGATCCACGCCAGGCGCTCTGCCTCCTCGCGCGCGAACTCAGCCAGCTCTGCCAGCTCTTCCAGTTCGGCATCGTCACCGCGATCGCGCAATTCGTCCCAGGGCATCGAGTCGGACATTCTGACCTCCACACTTTAACATGTCAAACGTTTTGACTGACTGTCTTATTCACGCATGCGATCGGCGTCCAGCAGCGCGCGCTGGGCGGCCTCGACTTCAGCCGCGAGCACGCGCAAGGAGGCGCGGAGCTGGGCCGCGCAATCGCCTTGCTCGGCCCAATAGGTGCAGCTGCCGACTTGGGTCCGGGCGCGACCGAGGATGAGGAGGGCGGCGGCACGGCGTTCGGCGGCCGTCGGGACCGGGATGAGGCGCGCGTTCATTGGGCGATCCTCAGCTGCGGGTCGAGCTCGCTTTCGCGGAGGGCCCGGGGCGAGGTCACGGCCAGCGCAGGCAGGCCGCGCACGAACTCGAAACGCTTGGCCTCGGCGGCGTGCATGGCTTGCCCCAGGCGGCAGTAGCAGTGCTCGTCGCGGCGCTCTCCGGTGCCCTTGCAGCCGTCGCAGCGGAGCCAATTGCGAGCCGCCCAGCGGAACTCACGGACGGCCTCCGCTTGAGCCTTCAGCTCGCTTTCTTGCCAGCAGTCGTTGCAGGCGATGCCGGTGGGGTCTTCGGGCTCGTAGTCGATACGAGCGCCGCAGGCGTCGCAGGACGGGGGCAGCGGGGCGGGCGCGAAGTTCATGCCCAGCAGTCTAGGCTAGATTAGCAAACTAATCAACCTAGATCGGTATCTTTCTGTACGGTGGCCCCCCTTTCCTGAAGTGTTGCGGAAAGGCAAGTCAGAATTATTACTTACCCACTAGACGCCCATGTACGAGTGTGGCGGTAGTGTGTTGATGTTGGGAGCTATCAGCGGCGACACGCTCACGTTGTTTCGCCGCGGGGTCGGGGGCGTGGCTGAGCAACTGCAAATCGTGAGGGGCGACAACGCGGTCCTGTGCCGCGCGCTCGCTACAGCTCACTCGTTAGAGCAGGAGGCGCTAGCCGCTGGAGGCTGGCTGGAGGCGTACCGCCTCAGCTTGGATCCGCAGAAACCAGGAGAGCCGGGGCATGTCGTGCCCGGGGTTCTCCCGCTGAATGACGCGGATCGCGGCTTCGGGCAGCTGGAGGTCCCGCGCCGCGCTCACGGCCCTGGCCCGGTTCGGGTAGGGGTCAGTGATCGGTTCTTGGCTCTCGTCCCTGCCGGTGACAGCGCTCACCGGTAGTTCGAGGGCCCGCGCGATCTTGGCGGCGCTCTCGTACGTCACCGTGGCGTCGGGGTCGGTCTTGAGCCGGGAACGCAGGTTGCCGAGGTAGTCTTTGCTGAGGCCACAGCCGTCGGGACCCCAGAAGTGATTTGACGACCTGAACTTGCCATCATCGACGGCTTTCCTGACCAGCCGGCGGATGCGATCCGCGATAGTTTCCGACACAGCCGTTATCCTAGCATAATTAGTGGACTAAGCGCACTACAATTCCCTACTAGATTAGCGCCACGATGTATGCTAGTTCGCTAATCCATGACGTTGGCGGATCGGGTGCGGATGGTGCGCAACAAGCGGGGCTGGATCCAAAAGGAGCTCGCAGCGCGGGCGGGCCTTTCTAACAGCTACGTTTCGATGCTCGAACGGTCGGGCGAAATCTACGGGGCGGTCATCAATAACCCCACCCTGCCGACGGTGGAGAAGCTGGCGCAGGCGCTTGGGGTGCGCTCCGAGTGGCTGGCGTTCGGCATTGGGCCGGAGCCCGACTTCGGCCCCGTCGAGCCCAGGCCCCGAAGGCGTGGGGCAGCGTGAGCCCGGTCAACAAGATCGGCTGGGTCACGATCGCGTTCCTGGCCCTGCTCGCCCTGGTGTGTTCGGTCGCGCGCGCCGACTATTCGCGCCTGGCTGAGCGGATCGCTGAGCTGGTCCCGCGGCTCGGCACGCGCGGGGTGGAGTTAGTCGAACCGGTGGAGTTTGGCAACGCCATCGCCGTGGCGTGCAACCAGGATCGGGAGTGCGCGGCCCGGCTGCTCACCATGGCGGTCTTGGAGTCGGGGCTGACGGCGGCGGTCTCGCGCTCGGAGTACCGCAGCCACGAGGGCGACGCTTATACCGATCGCGACGGCGTGCGCCGACACCGAGCGTGGGGCACCTACCAGCTCCATCAGAACCGCCTGAACGCGGACGTGTGGGGGACGGAGGACGCGCTAGTGCAAGCGAGAGCGGCACGAGTCGCCCAGGCAGGAGCCGTCGCCGAGTGCCGCGGGTTCCGGTCGGTGCAGCCCGAGGTCGGCATGTGGCGAGTGCTCAGCGGGCGCGGCTGCCTCGCTCCGTACTCGGGCGAGGCGGCACGCATGGCGCTGCTTGCGAGGATTCGAAAAGCTCTCTGACGCGGAGGAGAAAACAATGTCGCTAGCGATCGACGTGCTGAAGGTTGGGGTCGCGATGATGGCGCTCGTCGTCGCTGTGCACTTCGTGTGGGAGCTGATCGACTACACGAGGGGGCGGTGAGTGTGCTAAATGAAACACGTCCCGAGTCGCTGCAACACGACCGGGACGTTGGCCCTGCGTTAACAGGACACACCGAAGCTAGCATTTCAGCGGCAGGTTTCCCATGAACAAAGCGGACGGAAAGCTGCGTATGGCGAAGCTTGCGCGCATCGACCACGACTCGGCTGAGCTCGACGGGCAGATGGCGGAGCTGGCCTCGCGCCGGGCGCAGCTCGGGGCGCAGCGCGCCGCTATTTGGGCAGAAATGGCCGAGGGCGAGGTGGTGGATCTGCGCACCCTACAGAAACCAAAGACCCCGCACCGGCCGACGATTGCGCCGCCGAGCGAGGTGGACCGAGCGCGAGCGCGCGCGCTGCTCCGAGACGGCGACTTGAGAAGGACCCGAGGCTAAACGCATGGCGAAAAATGAACAGAACTCTGGCTCGATCCGCACCCTGCGCGGAGGAGCGAGATTCCAAGCGCTCTTGCCGCGCGAGCTGAGTAAGCCGGCGCCGAAGGGCTGTAAGAACCCCGAGACCTACCAGCGCCCGGTGGGGACATTCTCAAGTTGGGACGAGGCGCGGCGGATCCTGGACGCGGCCGTCTTGGAGCAGTCGGACGTGGCCGCGCTCCGGCATGGGCTGCCGTTCGCGAACTATGTGCAGCAAGAGATCCGCGGTCGGTTCACGGAGGCCAAGCGCACGTACGGCTCCATCAACCGAGCAAACAAAGCCGTGTCGACTTGGAAGTCCATCGACGAGGTGCACTTGCAGAATGCGCCCTTCTATCAGGACCCGCCGAACCGGATCGAAATCCCCGTCTTGCAAAACTGGTTCGACTGGCTGAAGGACGAGGCGGAGAGTCAGACGACGGGCGAGCCGCTGAGCGGCTCGTTCATCGGCAACGTGGGGCGGCTGGTGGCGGCGGTATTCAAGCGCGCCAAGGTGCTGCCCAATCCGGTCGACTCGCTGGAGCTGCCGAGCAAGAGCAAGCCTCGCATTGTCTACATGACGCTGCCGGAGCAGCTCAAATTTTTCGGGTCGCGCGAGATCGAGCTGATGGATCGGATCCTGGCCGGCTGCGGCATGGGGTCGGGGCTGCGCATCGGCGAGCTCTTGGCGCTGGAGGTGACGGAGCTTCACCTGGATGCGGACGACCCCCACCTGTGGGTTCTGTACGGGGGCGACGGGCACGCGCCGCCGAAGGGTCGGGAGGAGCGGCGGGTGGAATTGTTTGAGCCGGGGCTTGGATTTTTTCGTCTTTGGATGAGGGGGTTTTACCGACCGGAGAACGGCCCGCAAATCTTCGCGGGCCCGAAGGGCGGCTATCGGAAGGCGTGGCCGGAGAAGTTCGCGGAGGAGCCGAAGGACGGGTCGCCGAGCTGGCGGGAGGTGGTGGGCGGCAAGGGGATCACCTCGCATGTGATGCGGCACAGCTACGCGGTGGCGATGCTGAGCGGGACGTGGGGCTACGATCCGCAGTCGCTCCAGTTCATCCAGGATCAGCTGGGGCACGCCGACATCACGACGACCGAACGGTACTACGGCAAGTACGAGGACGGGACGTGGCAGCGGCAGGTTCGGCACTTCACGGGGCGGAAGGCGCGACCGGAGAGTCCGGAAGCCTTGACCGCTCAGCAGCTCTTATGCCTCTCGGGAAGCGATGCGGTTCTTGAGGCACAGTCTGAGGCACGACCCCCCAAAAACCTCGACAAAACCCCTCAAAAGTATCTATCCCCGTCACTCACCCAAATTGGCACAAACCCCGAGAGAAACGCACCAACTGAAGCACACGTGCTTCAGGCTCTCGGGGGGCTCGCAATCGAGGTTTTGCAGGCCGTCGAGGCAGGCGATCCGCTCACCCACACCAAGTCAGTAGCGCTCGCTCGCGCGGTCCTTGCGCACGTCGCAGAGCGTGACGGCTTGCTGGCCGATGCTCCGGCGGAGGTCGCCTCATGACCGCGCGCATCCTCCCCTTCCGGCGCCGCCAGCAGGCCGGCCGCGTCGTCTCCGGGCTCGCCATCTCGCTCGAAGCGAGGCCGGGCGCGGTGGTCCTGACGGCCCATGACCTCAAGCTCGGGTTCACGCCCAGGGCAGCCCGGGAGCTCTCGCGGGCCCTGGCCGAGATGGCTGACTACGCCGAGGAGGCCAAGCCGTGACCGACCTGGAGGCACAGGTTTCCGGGGTCCCGCTCTGGAGCTCTAGGGTCTACCAGATCGTCGCTGCCACGGCGGAGGCGTTCGGGCTCGGGGCTTACGACCTGCTCGGGAAGGACAGGAGCAAGTCGGTGAAGGAGGGGCGGCTAGCGGCCTACGTGGTGGCCCGCCGCTGCACCCGGCTGAGCTACCCGGAGCTGGGGCGCGCGTTCGGTCGGAACCATACGACGGTGCTCACCGGGGTCCGGTCCATGGGTGCGAAATGCGCCCGTGACCCGGGGCTGGCTGAGCTGGTGGAGCAGCTGGTCGAGCGGTTTGGCGAGGTGGCGGAAAAGGAGCGGGACCAATGAACATCACGATCGTTCATCTCGGCGGAGTGGAGAAGGTGTGCGAGTTTGACGGGTTCGACGGGGCTCGCCCATGGGCTCGTCTCCGCTACCCGAACGGTGGCGGGGTGTGGGCGTTCGCCTTGGCGCACGGGGGCATCGAGGCCAAGCGCGGGACGCTGCCCGAGTGGCGGGTCGCCGAGGCGGACCTCGCCACGCTGCGCGCCGAGGCTCGGGCAGCGGGGCTCCATTTCGCAACGGTCCCCTTCGCTCGGGGGCAGTCGGCACGCCCGACGAAGCCCAGGAAGCCCCCCTCCCAAAAGCAACTGGAGCTGTTCAAGTGAGCTGGCTGGAGCTCGACGACGGCATCCTGGACCACCCGAAATTCGTTCGGCTGGTGACGATGGTTGGCGGCGATGGCCCGTTCCTGTGGCTCGGGCTGCGCGCGTACTGCGGCAAGCAGCTGACCGATGGGTTCATCCCAACCGACATGCTGATTGATGTGCGAGGCCCGCGCGATCCGAAGAAGCGAGCGGCGGCACTCGCCGCGCTGCGAACGGTCGGCCTACTCGAAGAGGCGGAAGGTGGAGTGCAATTGCATGACTACCGACAGTGGTCCCGTTCGCGCGCTGACGTGCTGGAGTCACGACGCCGTAACAGCGAACGGCAGGCGAAGTCACGCGGTAGTCACACCGTGACAGACGCTGTGACAGCGCGCGTAGTCACACCGTCAGTCACACTGCCCTCTTCCTCTCCTCTTCCTCTTCCTCTTCCCCTACCAGAAAGAGATCCCCCACCACCTTCGGTGGTACCCCCCCAGGGGGGCGACCGCGACATTGCTCGTGGGGATTTGAATTCGTTTGCGCCGGACCCGCCGCCGAGAGCCAAAAAGCTCAGGAAGGCGCCAAGCACGCCGTTCCCGCCGGACTTGCAGCCGCTGCCCAGGCAGCAGGAAAAATGCCGTGAGCTGCTGCTGAATTGCGCCGAGGAGTTCGAGAAATTCAGCGCGCGGCACCAGTCGACCGGCGCGCTTTTCGCTGACTGGCACCGGGCTTTCGACACCTGGATTGCCCGAGCGCCGGAGTTCAGGCGGCCCGTGCCGGCCGCTGGTTTCCGCGGCGGCAGACCGCAGGAGGTCAGCCCGAACGTGGACTACGACACGCGCGCTGCCCTCGCGTCGTCGCGCCGGGTGCAGGAGTTCCTGGCGGGGGCCAAGTGACCACCGAGCGGGATTACCCGTACTCGCCGACCGCGGACGCGACCAAGCTCCGCGGCCTGGACAAGCTCCGCGCCGTCCCTGACCGCGCCGTCGCAGCCAAGCTGCACGCGCTGTACGTCCAGCTCGAACCGACCTGGCGAGCGCAGGAGCAACGCGGCGCCCAGGCGGCCGACTATGGGCTCCGGGGCTCGGCGGTATTCCCGGACGACTACAGCGCGCTCGACGCGCTCAATCCCCCCGAGCCTGGCACGGCGGCCCGCGCTGCGTGGGACTGGCGGAACGCGGTCATCTTCCATGCGTGGGAGGAGTGGCTGGCGAAGCTCGAAGTCGTCAAGCTGGCCTACTTCGAGGCGACCGGGCGCGAGCTCAGCCGCGAGCGGACCGAGGCGCACCGGGACCGGTTCGCTAAGGCGATGCGCCGGAAGTACGGCCAGGCTTTTGCCGACGAGAGATGGATCCAAGCGCACAACGCTTGGAAGGAGCGCCACTGATGGACAGCGTCCAAGTTCGCCGGGAGTGCCGAACCTGCAAGCGGAAGCTCCCGCTCAACAGCGAGAACTTCGGCCGTCACGACCACGGGCGGGACGGCTACCACCCGCACTGCCGGGCGTGCTGCCGCGTCCGGAAGAAGGCGCACCGTGCCGCTCGGGCGGCCCGCCGCGCCATGAACCGCCCGCCGCTTCTGCCGGGTCAGACCTGCGACGAGTGCTTCGACCTCGGGCATCGTCGCCCCTTCGCCGGCTGCCCGCGGTGCAAGCTGGCGCACGTGCCGCTCCCTCCCATCGAGCTAGTCACACGGCGCAGCTACGAGGCGGCGATCGCAACATGACCGCGCGTGAACGTCGCTCGCAGATTGCGGAGGCCATCCGAATCGGCACCGAGGCGCACGGCTTCGCGCCTAGCTTGCGTGAGCTTTCGGAGGTGCTGCGGGTCAGCCCTAGCTGCGTCGCCCAGCACCTCGACGCCATGCGCGCACGGGGTGAGGTGGCGTGGGAGGACGGCAAGGGGCGCACGCTGAGGCTCGTGCCGAGGGCCGCGGAATGAGCCGCCGCGCACTAGGCGTGCTCAGTCAGCGGGAGGTGGCGCGCCGGCTCGGTATCTCGCACGCGCTGGTCGCTCAGATTGAGCGCTCAGCTGTGAACAAGATTTGCGTGGCCCTCGACCTACCAAGCCCGTACACCCACGTCGGCGGCAAGCGTGGATGGCGCAAGCTCAGTTCGCGTCCAGGTACTCTCCGAGAGAGCGCGCCTTGAACAAGACTCTCCCCTCCGCTACCGAGATGAGTCGGTGCACGTTGGCTGCCATCGTCGCGAAAAGCTCCGCCGACACATCGGGCTCCTGGTCATTGAGTGGGAACGCTAGCAGCTCGCCGCCCGGGTTTACTCCAAGCTCGCAGGCACGCACGGCCGCTTGCAGCGGGTCGAGCGCGCCCTCCAGGATCACGATGCCCTTGCATCCGGTGCCGTCGGCGAACGAGCAATAGGTCAGGGCTCTCATATCCAGCTCTCGACAATCTGCGGCTCGTCGCCGTCGTTGCGCGCCATGCAAACAGCCACCGGGTGTGCACGGCGAATCGCCGCCCGCGCTTCGTCGAGCGTGTCTGTCACGACCAAAGGAAGCGCGGCATGCTGCACGCTGCTGTCGGCCGACACCTCGAACCTGCGCACCACGAAACTGCCCGGGTAGTCCCGAGGGTTCTCGTACACGGTGAAGATGCTCAGCGACTCCATTAGCTCACCTGCTCGCTCGGTAGGCCCTCTGCCTCGATGCCGTCGGCAATCGCGCGCAGCATAGCCGGCACCATGGTCATCACCATCTTCGGGCTGACTGCGTTCTCATCGACTCCCAAGCTAAACCCGCTGCCCCTGTTCCCACCGTACACCAGGAGCAACACGAAGGTCGCGTTCGTGGTGGACAGTGTGGCGTGGAGCTCCCCGTCGTAGGGCCCGCCATTCATGGCGCGCTGTCCTGGTGTTCCGGGCCTTTGTTCTGGCACTTGAGCGAGTTGGGTTCAGCTCGAATGTAGATCCCATAGGCTTTATCCCCGCACACGCAGCACACGCCCTCATCGTCGCCGAGCAGGCTAACGGGCTCGCGCTCCGGGTGCAGCTTGTAGAAGCACACCCCGCAGCACCGATGCGTCCAGCCGCTCACGACGCGGCTCCGATGCGTGACAGCATGGTCACGCAGTGGAACCAGCGCTTGCGTGCGTCCTTGTCCGCAGGCATCGGGGCGATCTCATCGATCTGCTCTACCAGATCGGCGAGCATCGGCACGCCTGCGGGCTCTTGCGCTTTGGCCTTGGGCACCCTTGCGGATGCCGGGGCCGCGCGTGCTTCCCCGCGGGGCTTCATCCGAAACGATGGGGTCTTTACCCCTGTCGCTACTTGGTGCTCGTACCTTTCCTTGTTGGCTTTCTTGACGTCGCGCCGGCTAGCCTCGCGCAGCTCGCGCAGGCTGACTACGCTCAGCCCGAGCATTTGAGCGAGCACCGTTAGCTCTGCGTCGCTCGGCAGCTTTCGGTCCAGCTCAAAGCAGCTCACACGAACGTTCGTCGGCTCGCCGCCGCACTTCGAAGCCAGGGCTTCAGCGATTACTCGCTGCGGTATTTGCTTGGCCACGCGCGCGTTACGAATCGCGAGACCGAGCGGGCTCGTTGCTTCCTTGATCGTATTGGTTCGCCGTTTCGGTAGTACCTTTCCCATGACTCACCTACCTCGACAGCGCGAACAATTCACGCGCGCAGCGGAACCAGTTTTGCCGCTCTTCCCGATCGCTCGGCATCGGCACGATCGCAATCAGTGCGTCGATCAGGTCTTCGAGTGTGTCTCCCGCGCCAGATGGGGCGACCGGGGCGCGCTTGGATACCCGGGCGGCAGGAGGGGCGACCACGATCGCAGCCTCGCGTGGCCGGTATTTCGATGCGCGTGGTACAATCTCGCGACCGGCGGCCGCTGCTCGCTCTGCGCGCCTGCGTTGCGTGTTCTCGCGCGCGCGCGCTTTCTTCGCCTCTTCCTCTCGTCGCACGGCATCGCGTTCACACGCCGCTAGGAGCTGCGCGAGGTCGATGCCAAGCGCTTCCACGATCGCGATCTGCTCCGTCTCCGTCGGTGGACGGAAGCCGGTTTCCAGCGCGCTTAAGCGCTTGTTCGTCAGACCGCTTTCGCCCGTCAGCTTCGCAAGCTTGGCGGCTAGCGCGTCTTGCGTGAGGCCCGCGGCTTGGCGCGCTCGGCGAACCATTTCGCCTGCTGTGACGGGTTCGTCTGATTGCATGATCGGGACACCTCCAAGCGCTTTCGGTTCGTGTGTGATCCGCACCAGCTGAGCTGGCGCTGGCGTGGAGACTGGAACCAGCGCAGCGCGAAGCGCAGACGGGGCCGGCATCGGCTCCCTACGCGGCAGGTCAGCGACCGGCTTAAGGTGCGTCTGCGCTACCTCTCCAAGCGTCGCTGATATGGCTCCGAGTCCCGTCGTCGCAGCGCATACCCGAACCTCGCGCCAGTGCCAGAAACGGGTATGCGGCCCGTCAACGATTTGGCAGTAGGCGCCTTCCTTGTTCGTGTCCTTAATCTTTGCGCGGAACCACCGTTCTTCCGCCCCTGCGTGCGAGACCAGTCGCACCTCTACGATGTTCTTCGGTCGTAGCCGGTTGTATTTCTGCTGGTTGCTGAGTTCCGCGTCCCATTGATTCCCCTCTGCGGTCATCATGATTAACTCCTCCGTCGCGCTGCGAACACCATTACAGTTTGGCTTAGAATCTCGTTCTCTTCGCGCAGCCTTTCGACTTCGCGCTTCAGCTCCGCGACTTCCGAATCGGAAGCGCGATCGCGCTTGGCGACCAGCGCACGCGGGCGCTCATCCTGGCGCGCGGCGAGCACGGTGCGCGTCTTGGGCCTCTGGCTCGGCGGCACTGTGCCGTCCCGCTGGTTCTTCCAGACGTATAGAGTCTGTTCAACCACGCCGGCAGCCTTGGCTGCGTCCTTCGACGGCGTGCCCTGCGCTCGCAGCTTCTCCCAAGTTGCGAGGGCCTTTTCGCGGAAAGCGTCCGGGTATTTGTACTGCTTCTTAGTTTGTTTTTTGGGCATGAAATCCAGTCTCCCCTGGCTCAAGTCCAATTGATTACTAAACTAATCCAGCTAATGCAAGTTTGCCTCGTCTCACTTTGGGCGATTTCGCACATGGGGCGATCTGCAATAGTTCCGGGCCCCTCGTTTTGCTGTAGAACTGCGGGCAGACAGTGTCCCCCCCCCTGTCTCCGCGCCCCGTCGCTGTAAGGCCACGGGGCGCGTCCTATTTGGTGGCTTCAATTCTTGGAGAGCGTATCCAAGAACTCTCGTGCGGCGGCCTTGATGGCAGCTCGCAGCTCGGGCGAGTCGTTGGTGAGCTCGCTGCTGTCTGGCCAACCAAGCTCAGCTATTCGCTGAACTTCGTCTATCCCGCCGGCCTGTCCCGCCTGGTCCACAATGGTGGCCGCGCGCTTTGTGATGCTCACTGAAAGCCAACCATCAGCGTGGTTTCGGTGTCGGTCGTGGGGTCGATGAGCTTCACGATTTGGAAGCTGCGCAGGAACGTGACCTTGCCGCCTGGCTTGGTCGCGCCACAAATGCCGATGGTCGCGCCGTCGGTAGTCGTGGCGACGTTGTAGTTCGTACACGCGAACGTCTTGGCGGGTTTCGCCGGGTCGGCAGCGTTGGCAAGGGTCGGCAGGCAGATCAGAGCGATGGCAATTAGGGCTTGTTTCATTTGGGTTTTCCTTCTGGGTCGGGCGAACGGTGCCCGCTACTGCCCGCGACCGCTCAAGGTGCGCGGGCAGTGGCGGATAGCCTTAGTCTTTTGACGGCGTGATTGCTGTGAGTAGCGCTTTCATTCCGTCGCGCACGCCGTTCGAATAGGCGTCGATCATCTCCTCGGCCATATGTTGCGAGAAACACGTCTCAACCATCGAATAGACCGCGCGTTTGTACTCGTCGATCAAATGCTTCCCGATGTTCTCGTAGTCGGTTTTGGTCACGGCTTCAGCACTGCCGGCGCAGGCTCGCGTGCCATCAGCCGATCGAAGCGGTCGGTGGCCAGGCCGAGCTCAGTCTCGGCTGAGCCGTAGCGGGCGATCGCGGTGTTCAGCTCGGCGAGCAGGCGATCGCGTTTCTTCTGGGCTTCCTGCACTTCGTGCCATTGGTCGGCGATGCTGTGCGCTTGCGGCGCTTTCGGGGTCTTCGTGGGAGCGGTCATGGGGTTCCTTTGTTGAGGGCTTCTAGCGCCCACTACCGCGCAAGGCCGAAGCGTTGCGCGGTGTGTGGAAGCTAGGGCAGCTCCTCCACTGGCAGGATCGCGAGACCGAGCTTTGCTAGCGCTTCCTGGAGCATGCCGATCGAAACGGGTTCGCCCGAGGTCAAGAGCATGCGCGGAACGATGGTGTTAGGCTCGACGCGGGCCGCAGCGGCTTCGCCGTCGCATGGCTGATCGTCCTCCGGGTAATGCGACCAGCATTCATCGCAGCGGTTGGTTAGTCCGGATTCAGAGTTTATGAACCATCCGGGACAAGCTGGATCGCAGCGTTCTGGGTTGCTCGCATGCGCGGCAAGAAATGCTTGCGGGGTCATGGCCATTAGGGTTCGTCCTTGCGGAGGCAGAGCTGCGCGCCGTCTGGGAGCGCATAGTAGGTCAGTTGGGGCGGCGTGGCTTTGGCGCGCCGAATGCGCTTGCCGCCTAGCTGGCGAGCATGCGCTAGGGCTGCGCGCTTGCTGGTGAACGTCCAGCGCTGGCGCCCCATGATGATCGTGTAGTGGGCTTTGGGGACCGGATAGAAGGCGCTCATTCGGATTGCCCCAGGCGTTCCGGGTTTAGAATCTCCGCGACCTCAAGCCACTGCTTCGACTCTTCCAGACAGCGCGCAGCCTCAGCCGGTGAGGTCTCGTCGCGCTTGCCGTTGATCGTAAAGTAAGCTTCGCCGCTCGCAAGCTGCTGAAGGTAGCGCGCTCGCTTGATTGCGAATACTCGGAAGATGCCGGCGCCCTCTGCTTCGCGACCGAACGCACGCGCAAAGGTCAGGGCATGCGCTTCGCTTGATGTGGGAGTGATGGCCATGCTCTGAACGTGGCCTTGCTCATCAAGATAGAGGGCCATAGCGATCTCGGAGTACGTGCTTTTGTGCGGCTTGTTCCAGCGGCCGTTTTTGGGGTTCGTGGTTTGCGCGCAAAACCGGAAACCATGGCTCGGCGAATGTTCGATCCACACTCGACGCTGACAGCGAAGCTTGCGCCCATAGGGATAGTCGGCAATTAAGAAAGCGGTTTCTGGAGAGGTGTGGCCTACAAGGGGACGAATAACAGACACTTGGGTTTTCCTTTTTAGGGTCGGGCGAAACGCTGCCCGCTACTGCACAGGGTCGGAACGCTGTGCAGTGTGCGGGGAGGTTTCGCTAGTCGTCGGAGGGCTCCTCTGGCTCGGCATAGGCCGACTCAATGCGCTCGCCAGAGTGATCGCAGATCATGTCTGGATCTTCCCAGTTGATGTCCGAGGCTTCGAATTCCCATCCCGTGCGATAGCCTTGGGCAGCGTCGCGCGTAGCGCGGGCGATCTGCCAGACGTTCTCGCGCGCGCTTGCGTGTGACAGCGTGCCCCCATCGGCCATAAGGAAAAAGATCGGATAGCAGCCGATCGAGGTGTAAGGACCGGCCCGCAATGCATCAAGAAAGGCTCGAACCTGTGCGCGGCGTTTCATTCGTCGAACTCCTCTAGCTCAGGCTCGCAGCAGCATTCGCTTTCAAGCTCGCAGCCGGCAGCCTCGCAGGCGTGGCACATGGCCGGCGTTTCGTCGCTGTCATCGCCGATCGCAATTTCAAAGCAATCGCGACACGCGCAAGGCTGATAGCCGCTCATTTGGACCCCACATGATAGGTATAGGTGCACAGCTCAGTCACTAGGCCGTCAAATCGGCCGATAAAGGGCTCGCCGCAATCGACAACGGCCGGTTCATCATTGGCGGTGCAAAACGCTTTAAACGCTTCGTAGTCGGCCGATTCCAGGCCGGAGGTGTCGCCGTTGACGAAAGCGCTAGCCCAGTGAGCCGGCGCATCAAAGGTCTCGACGGTGAGTGACTCGGCTTCCGACTCGGCTTCCGTTTCCGAAAGAATCGAGTCAAGCCTCGCGTTCGGATGCATCGGACAGAAGCCGGTGCTTTCTTCCGGTTCGCGGTCGCAAATGCTGCAATGGTGCGTGACCTGTAGTGCCATGGGGTTTCCTTTTGGTTAGGGTTTCGAGCAACGGGGCCCGCTACTGCGCGCAATCCAGCCGATTGCGCGCAGTGTGCGGGGATCGTTACTTGCGAAGCAAAGCAGCAGCAGCTTCCCAAACTGAACCAGTCATTGCAACGGCCGCTCCCGTTGTCTCGATGATCGGGCGCGTGTTCATATGCCGAACCTGCCCACCTTCATTCGCTCGCAAGTCGTAGCGCATGCCGAACCGGAGCGCGTTTTCCTGTAGGACGTTGGCAACCGTAAACAGGTTCGGCGGCGCATCTTCCCGACGGCGCAAGCGAAGCAAATCCTCCACGTGGATATCGCGCGAGAAACCCGGGTCAGTCGCGCCAAGTCGGATTTCTGCGACCGCTTGCGCTAGGCCGGCAATCTCTCCAGCTTCGAGCATGCGATCGGACATGGCGCCAATCTGGCCGATCAGCTCATTGCGCCGGCCGACTAGCGCGGGAATCGCTTGATTGAGCATTTCGAGGCAATTGCCCGTATGGGCGATTTTGACCGAACCGATCAACCGTCCAGAATTCCATTGATTTGCACATGCGCCGCGAAAGAACCCTAACCGAAGCTCGATGGCTCCCGTTAGGTGGGGCGCTTTAACAAGTAGGTCGAGCGTGCTCTCACGTCCTAGCGCTTGCACGATGTCGGCGCTATCGCGTGCGACGTAGCGCGCAATCGACTGCTGATGATGAGCGCGATCCGGGTTTCGCGCTTTGCTGGTCAGAAGATGGTTCAGAAACAGACCATGGTCGGCAAGCACGGTAGCAATTTGGCTCGGCTGCACTGGTACGAAACGAGCCGATTTGGAAACGTGCCGCTGGTCTTGAACAAAGGAGGTCGATACTTGCATTTGCATTTTTGGGGTTCTTTCGGGTTAGTTCGGGTTCTTTTGGTCCCGCTAGCGCGCAAGGCCGGAGGCGATGCGCACTGGCAGATCTCAAAACTCCGAGGTGTCGGACTCCTGATCGAACGCGATCAAATCGTTCAGCCTGACAGAGGGGTCGGTCAGCAAATGCCAACGGTACGCCGCAGCATCGCAATCGGATTGCGTTTGCGAGTAGGCGCCGTCCGGCAGGCCATCGCCGCGCGCCACTGCGGCCTGATACGCGGCTTCCGCTAGATCGTGGCAGTAGGCATCCGGCGCCTCGTAGGCGCGCGCGCTTGCGACGCTGGGAAGCGCTAGCAGGGCAAGTGAGAGGAGTAGGGAGGGGCGTTTCATGTTCGGGGTTCCTTTTGGGCCAGCCTCACTGGCTGGAGAGTCCTTTCTAATGCGTCCGCCTAATCCAGTCAAACACTTTGATTGTCCGCCTGTCGATTATTGCCCAGGCGTTCCTATCGTCACTAAAGTCAACGAAAGTGTTTGACGTATTAGAAAGGAGATAGTATCTAATGCGGGCCGGCCTAACGAACCGGCAGAAAGAACCCCAAATGCCCAAATCAGAGTGCTTTTTCGTATGGCGTACTACTTGGAACGGCGTACCGCGCGCCGTGGTAACGCCGAATGCGGCCGCTAGCCGGCAATGGCTCGAAATCTCGATCGAGGAAACGGACCCCTTCCAGGCTCCGGACGAGACCTGCCGGGTCTTGCCGCCCTATCGCGTGCAGTCCGCCGCTCGCCCGGCATGCTCAAACCGTTGGGTGTCGCAATGAGCACCGCGATCCGTGGGTGCACATGCACAAGCCCGGACCGCCTGGGGGGAAAGCACAAATGCACCCCAGGCCGACCGCGCTGCCGTCGGACGGATGCACGCCGGAACCGCACCTGCTTGTGCCCGGCCTACCACTACGCGCACCGCGAGGGCTCGGGCCGCTGCACCGCTAACCCCAAGCACTCCGAACGCCTCGCGCTGGAGCTGTACGGTCCGCCTCCCATGCTGGACGGCGAGCCCTCGAATGACACGCTCAGTGAGCTTGCGGCCTGCCCATTCTGACGCCCCTCGCAGCCATGGTTAGATGCACCGCGCAACTAACCATGGCTCGAAACATGCTCTCTTGACAAGCCCGGCCGGAACCTGTCAGGGTCGCGCGGTTCTCCTCTCCGTCTCCCCTCTCGGAGGCGCATGCCGCCGACCTCTCGGCCAGCCGATTGGGTGACGTGAGTGCTTGACGTGGAGATGGGGCCCTCAGCCCCCACATCTCCCTGCCTGGGTACTGCTAACCCCGCGAAATCAGGTAACGGGGTCGCTAGCCTGTAGGCTTCAGCCCCCATCAGGTTGGCATGGGGTGACAAGCCCCCAGGTCTTCGGGGTGTGCAGCCCCCACTGGGGGATGCAGCCCCCGATGACGCGAGACTGCTACGACCCCCACCCCAGGGGGAGGCGGCGGCGGCCTCGCCGGGGGGCCACCACCGCTGGCAATTTTCTTGAGGCGTCTTCAGGTCAAGCGTTCGGTTGACGTGTGCTATCTTGGGGGCCATGACCCACACAGAGCTGATGCACCTGGTAGCTGGATTCTTGCTGGGAGCGGGCACCGGAACGTGCTCGCTGTGGCTCTACCTCTCCCGGTCGGTGCGGGGCTGACCACCCCTCCCAATTTTTCTGATGCCCCAGGCTGTCAAGCGAACGGTTGACGTGGTACTGCTGGCTCATGGCGAAGGGGCTCATCGAGCAGGGTTGGGATGGCTTCCGACAGAGCGTGGTTCCGGCCAATGCTTCGGCGGTTCAGGTTGTCGAGATGCGGAAGGCTTTCTTCGCGGGTGCGGCTCACCTGTTCGCCCAGGCCATGCTTCGCCTCGACCCGGGCACTGAGCCGACGGAGGAGGACCTGGCCATGCTGGACGGAGTCCATGCTGAGCTCTTGGCGTTCGCGCTTTCGGTGCGGGGCTGACGATGGTCGACGCTGAAGAAATGATCGAGACGTTTGCTCGGCGTCCCGACCTGCACTTTCTGATCTCGGCCGCGACCGAGATGGCTAAGGTCGAAACAGGGACCAAACTCGAAACCCTGCAACACCTATTGCCGATCCTGAACGCAGCGGCCGAGCGTGCGGGCCTACTGCTGTGCAGCGGTGCTACCCCCAACGGCTGCCCGTCGGTGCGGGGCTGACATGCAGTGGTTCGGCAAAAGCTGGGGAGCGCACGTCTGCGAGGAGGCTGCGCACGTCGAGACGCCGGTCGGAGCGATGTGCTTCGGCTTGTGCGGCGTGCCGATTGCGGAGGGTGACCGGGGTGTGGTGCTGCCATTTGTAGACGTGGATCGCGTGAAGGATGCGCCCTATCACCTGGCGTGCCTGATGAGCGTGGTCTTGTCCGAGTGCCCGCAGTGCCACCAGCGGCGCCCCCATCACAAGATGGACTGCTCGCTGCGTTCGGCTGACCTGAAGCCGTGGGGGGAGCCGGCTCTCTGCCTCGGCTGCGGCAAGCCCTATCGCTCGCCCGACCATGACCCGCGCTGCTCGTCGTGTGTGGAATCCGGGACCGGACCAGAGCCTCCGCCCCTGGTGGCGCGCCTGGCTCAGAACCCCGACGGTTCGCTCAAGATGCCGCCGAGTCATGACTTGCCGCTCAGATGCGAATGCGGGCACCTGGGAACTGCCCACACTGCCACCGAGCTGGGCGTATTCTGCGCGCTCTGTGAATGCGGCGGGTACTCGTTGGTTGCGGAGAAGCGGGGGCTGTAGCCCCCAGTCTGGATTGCCGCTCTCGATTGCTTGCCCTGGGAGCGGCGGGCCAGGTGGCACAAATGCTGAACCCGACCGACCAGGTTCCCTTCGCGCGCCCACGAGCAACCGAGCGATCTGAGCGCGCTACCCCCGTACGATACACCGCCACGTTCGGTTATAGGACCCCTATAGCCGATAAGCGAACGACGGGCCGGGGCTAGAGCCACCAGCTCGGTTCGGGGTCGTCTTGCTCGCGGCTCAGCGCGTAGCCCCGGGCCATCCATCGCCCATGATCGCCGCGCCGCCGCTTGTGCCACTTGCGTACGTGCTGCTCCATGCGGGCCGTCCACTTCCGGTCTCGCCGCGTTCGGCCGGGTGTGGCTAGGCACATATTCCGCCCGCAGAAGGGGCTAAGTGACCGGCTAGGCTTCACGGTCGGTCTCTCATCCGCCGCTTAATCTCGCTAGTTCGGAGCGCCTTGCGCGCTTCCACTAGCTCAGCCTCGGTGAAATCGGAGACTTTCGGCAGCGAGGCCCGAATCTTTGCCTGCCGCTTCTCTTTGGCTTCCTGAAGCCGCTCAGCCTTTGACTTGAGGCACTTGGAGTGGTCACTCACGAACGCCCTGCATATCGCGGCGTACACGCTCATCGATGCCGGCAACGTCGGCACGTAGGTTCCGTTGCAACGCTCGCAGCGCATTTCACCCACGCCGCGAAGCACAATCCAGGGGTAGCGCCCTGGCATCACCGCGACGCTTCGATGAAGTAGCGGCCCTGCCGCGTGATCTTGATTGGCGGCGCCAAGCTCCCCATCGTGTGCCCAGCACCCGGCCCCTCCTCCACGAGGTTCTTCTTCCGTAGCCGCTTCACCCAGTAGTGAATCGCCTGGCGCGTCACCCCGTACCTTTCTGCAACATCCGTCTGCTGCGGAGGAGCGCCCAGCTCATCTTCGAGCTCAGCGATGGTACACAAAACTGCCAGCTCCTTGCCGTTCGGGAGCACGTCTTTTCGGCCAACGATAACGCCGTTCATATTGAAAGCACCGGGCCGTTTGTTTCAAAGAGGCCCCAAATAGACCACGTTACGACATCTCGCCGCACACCATACCGACCCGGCTCCGGCTGAATGTAACACGAAGCGTTTGACGTGGCTAGAGCTTCCACCGCTTGATGCGGTACTCCCCCACGCTCGCGTACCGCACCCTGAGCACTCGCATCACTTGGTTCCGGTTCAGGCCGCAACGGTGCGGCCGGTTCTGCTCGCCGTGTCCAGGCAGCAGCGTCTTCGACCAGCGAAGCTCCACGTTCGCCTTCCTGAGCAGCTGCTTCCAATGCCGATTGTCCGGATTTCCGAGGAAATCACGCAGCTCGATGTGACTGATCAGCCCCTCCTTCCGAGGGGCTGGTTCGCGCGGACGGGTCAGTTGACGTACGGGCTTCACGGCTTGGCCTAGCTTAACACGTCAAACAATCTGGGGGACGTACCCCCCAAGCAGCCGTCTCCTGAGCTATCCTGGGGTGAATGGCCCCCAAATCACCAACGAAGGGCAAGAAGGCTCAGTCGGCGGTGGACAAGGTGCCGTTCGGGAACTTCGACGACCCGCCGGTTTTGGTCCCGAAGAAGGACCCGCTCCAGAAAAAGCGCGAGCAGCGGGACAAGCTCATCGGTCTGCGCGACGAGCTGCTCTCCGAGACCATGGGCGTCATGCGCGACGCCATGCGCTTTCGCGACATCGACGAACATCTCCCGAAAGAGGCGGACCCCAACTACCAACGCCTCGAAGAAGACCTCGGGCCCATCGATGCCGAGCGTGCCTATCGCATTGCTAAGGCGGCGTGGCGCCCCAACTCCGAAGCTCCCGCCGGACTCAAGCTGGCAGCCGCCATCGCCGTCGGCATTCTCAAGGCCAACGCCTCAGAGAAGGGCGCCGCTCCCGCTCTCAACATCGGCAAGGTGATCATCAACGCCGCCGCTGTCCCGCAGTTCGAGGAACGCGAGGTGAGCGAGTGAAAGCTCCCACTGCGTTGAACCGCTCCCCGAACAGCGAGGAGGCCAATGACCCACCACCCAACAAGCGGGAGTACTTCATCCATCTGGAGACTGGAGACCGCGGTTATCTCGTCACACGCGACGGTAAGCCTGCCATCAAGTGGGACCGTGCGATGGCGAAGGACACCACGCACGAGCTCCACAAGTGGAAAAAGATGGTCGACGAGGTGCCGCTCTTCAGCATGCACCAAATCGCAATGGTGGCGTTCGTCGCCGACAAGGAGGTATGCCGCGCGCTCGGTCAAGTAGACATCGCGCAGCGACTCTGGATCGACCTGTCCGAAAAGCAGCGTCGCGATTGGATGGTCGACGGCCCCAAGGCGAAAACGGGCCCGCGCCGCGACGTCTACAAGGCCATCTTGCGCGCCATGGGAGGCAAGAGTGGCGCGTAAGCAGCTCACTACCCGTTCGCTCGAAAAGGACACGCTGCTCATCTCGATGCAGCGCGAGGTGATTCCGTACATTCGCCAAACGGGCGATCTGGTCGACAAGCTCGCGCCCATCGAGCCGCCCGTCATTACGGGTTCGCGCAGCGCCGCCACGGCCGCGGTGCTCACGCTTTTGCTGACGGCGCTCGCCAAGGCTGGCGCCATCAAAGACTCGACGACGCCATGATTGAGCTGCTGAAAATTGCCGGGCTCGTTCTCTTCGTGGCCGCATCCACGTTCAGCATGGTCGTGGCCGTGTGCGCCGTGCTCCGGGGCATCGAATGAGCGACGACATCATCTATCGGCCATCCGAGTGGCAGCAGGCTTTCCACGACACGGTGGGGCAAGGCATCGATGAGGTGCTCGGAGCAGGCAGCGCAGGCCCCGGCAAAACGCTGTGCCTGACCATGGACATCATGGATCAGGTGGCCGTCGAGCACGAGCGCTGCACCGATCCGAACCACGCCTTCCCGCTCATCTGGGGAACGTCGGCCGGCTGGGCTTTGCATCTGCGTCGCACCGTCAAGATGCTGAAGCAGACCATCGCGCTCAGCCATCGGATGTTCCGCGCTGTCGATCCGGGCGCGACCTGGAGTGAGAGCGAGACGACTTGGACCTTCAGCAGCGGGCTGAAATACCAGTTCGGCCACTGCAAGGACCCGCACGACTACGAGCAGTACATGTCGTCGGCGTTCACGGCGATCTACTTCGACGAGCTCACAGGGTTCGAGGAGGAGCAGTACGACCAAATCAGCACGCGCCTCCGCTCGGACGATCCCGTGCTTTCGAAGATGCTGCGCATCCGCTCGATGAGCAATCCGCTCATGCGCACCGAGGGTGAGAGCTTCTCGGTCAAGGACGCCAACTGGGTACGGAAGCGTTTCGTCGATCCGTGCAGAGAGGGCAACGTCATCTTCAAGCGCAAGCTCACGCGCGCGGACGGCACGCACTCCTACACGAAGTGGGTGTACATGCCCGCGAAGCTGTCGATGAACCCCAACAAGGCGTTCGTCGCGCAGTACGAGCTTCAGCTGCTCAAGCAGAAGCCGCACATCCGCGCGGCCTTGCTCGATGGCAACTGGTACATCACGGTCGGCTCCTTCTTCGCCGAGTACTGGAAGGAGCGCATGCACATCGTGCGGCCGTTCCGCGTGTCCAGTGAGTGGCGCATCTTCCGCTCCATGGACTGGGGCTTCAAAGCGCCCGGCTGCATTCACTGGTTCGCGCTCGACGACGAGAACACGCTGTATGTGATCTACGAGCTGCGCTTCCAAGGCAAGACCGCCGACGAAGTAGCGGCCATGGTGCAGGCGACGGAAGAGCTGCTCGGGTTCTGGGACGAGCGCGGAAAATGCTCACGCATCACTGGCCCCGCTGACACGCAGCTCTGGGAGCAGCGCGGCGAATCGGGCGAGAACAAGGCCGAATCGTTCCGCAAAAAGGGCGTGATGTGGCTGCCTGCCGACAAGAAGAGCAGGCAGACCAACGCACAGCATCTCATCAAGCGCCTGACAGATCACGAAGAGGAAACGAAGACCCCGGGCATCGTCTTCTTCACTTCGTGCAAATGGATCATCCAGGTTTTGCCGTCGATTCAGACGAACCCGCAGAACACCGAGGAGCCGATGGATGGCGGCGACGACCATCCCTACGACTCGTGCGTCTACGGCTGCGCGTACGCATCCAAGGGCAAGGCGGCGATCCCTCCGATGCGTCCGCTCAAATCCGAGTGGGACGATGAAGAGGTCGGTCCGCTTCAGAAGCGCGCGGGGCAACTCGGCTACGGACAGGAGCTTTGCTGATGGCATTCGAACAAGACGAACCCGAGCCTCTCGACAACCCGACTGAGGAGGCTCTGGAGCCAATCGCAGACACCACGCCGGACCCGCAAGACGACTACTCGGTAGACGACCTGGGCGAAGACGCGAAACCCGACGTGCTCGTGTACGACGAGGACTCGACGAACCTGGCCGTGGATTTCGCCAAGCATCCGGACGGAGAGAAGGCCGTCACCAAGCTCGGCAACAAAATCGTCGATGAGTTCGACGAAGACTATGAGGGTAGCGAGGCGCGTCGAAAGCGCATCGCGGCCGATTGGAAGCTGTTCGCTGGTGACCTGCCGCCGAAGGAGTGGCCGTTCGCCAACGCTGCCAACGCGAACGTGCCGATCATGATGGAGAACCTGACGCGCGTCGTGTTCCGCGCGTACGGCGAGCTATTCGCTGACATGTCGAACGTGTTCGGCGTGAGCTCGCTCGGGCAGAAGGACCAGGACCAAGCAGCCCTGCTCAGCCTTCACGGCAACTGGCAGCTCCGAAACGAAATCCCCGACTTCTACCGCCAGCAGTCACGCGGGCTGATGAACTTCTTCACGGTCGGCGACGTGACGTTTCACTCGTACTACGACGAGCGGCTCAAGCAGAACCGCCACGAGAGTCTGACCGCCGACGAGTTCGTGACGCCATTCACGTTCACCTCGACGATGCCGAACTACTCCGACGTGCCGCACTACACGCGCGTGTACATGAAGTACCCGCACGAAATCGAGGCCATGCGCGACGCCTGGGTCGACGTCGACAAGGTGCTCGGCGACGACCCCGACAATCGCCCCGTCAACTCATTCGACAACGAGCCCGAGCAGCTCATCGCAGGCTCCGTCGCCGAGACGATGGGGCAAGAAATCCCCGACGACGGAGCCCCACGCAAAATCCTCTGGTACGAAGGCTGGGTCGACCTGCCGAACCAAGAGCGCCAGCGTTTCGTGCAGGCCATCGTCGACTACGAGACGCGCCACGTCTTCCGGCTCACCATCCACGAAGAGGCGCCCTGGCAGGATAAGGCAGCGTACAAGCGCCAGCTCGACGAACTGGCGAAGTTCCGCGCCGAGCAGGAGGCGCATCGGGTAGCGCTCGAAGAGCACAACTACACCATCTCGCAGATCGGGGAGGCCGCAGCGCAAGGCGCAGCTGGCCCCGAGCAGACGCTCGCGGCGCTCCAAGAGCTCGAACAGCACAAGCCTCCGCCGCCATTGGCGCCCGAGTGGATGCAGAACCCGGACGATCCGGACGAAGCTCCGAAGCAGCCCGACAAGCAGCCGATCCATTTGTTTGTGCACGGCGTGTGCGTCGAGCCCGCGCACGGCAACCTCGGCCTCGGCTACGGCTGCATGCAGGCGGATTTCCAGCGCGCAGCCAACACCACGCTTTCGCAGTTCATCGACTCGGCAACGCTCGCCAACTGCAAGGGACTACTCACAGCAGGCGGCGTCACCTGGAACGCAGACGGGCAGTTCATCATCGCCCCGGGCGCCATCAACAACGCGACCGGGCTTTCGCCCGCCGAGCTCAAGGACGGACTCGTCCCGTTCGGATTCGGCGACCCGAACCCCGCCCTCATGACTGTCGTCGAGCTGATGCAGAAATCGGCTGAGAGCTCCATCCAGGGTCCCGCCGTGCTTTCTGGCGAATCGGGCAAATCGGGTGAAACCGCGCGCGGTATCGCCGCACGCATCGAGCAGGCGACCAAACAGCTCAGCGTCACGACTGGCAGCTACGCGCGCCAAGTACTCACTCAAGTACTGAAGAACAACGCCTACCTGAACAGCCGCTTTTTGCCCGAAGAGCAGCTCTTCCAAATGGAGGCCAACCTCATCCCGCTCGGCATGGAGCCGCCCTTCAAAATTGGGCGTGAAATGTACGAGCGGAACTACCAAATCGAGATCAAGGCCGACATGCGCTTTGCGACGCAAGCACAACGCGTCGGCGAGGCGGACGAAGCGCTCGACCTCTTCAAGAAGGTGCCGCAGCTCCAGGCCAACATCGCCCTGATCCACGCCATCATGAAGCAGTGCCTGGAGGCGCGCGGGCTCAGAAACCTCGTGCCGCTCCTCGG